GGGGTATGGCTGTCCAGCCTTCTCCTCTTATAAATAATGTATGAGATTCCTCAAACTACTGGGAACCATGATCGTTCCCATCCTGCTGGCATCTTGTCAAGCAGTGTCACTAGCGTCGTTCTCCCCACCACCGAACGCGTTGGATAGAGAATTCATCGAAGGAATCAACTCCCCCCAATATTTCGAGTATCTCGATGAGGGGGAAAACGATAGCCACCCCGCAGTGGTCATGCTCATGAATGAGGATGGTGAAATGATTGCTAGCGGTGTTTTAATTAAACCGGATGTTGTTTTAACGGCAGCCCACTGCTTAGATGAAGAAGAAGTCTTCGGTGTCACCAACGGTATCGAAGATGTGATGGTTAAAGAAAGCATTCCCCATGAAAAATACCACAAATGGTATGGAATGCACGACATTGGTTTGATAATACTTGAATGTGAAATGTCTGCTGAACCCATTGACTTGTGGCAAGGCGGAGATGTTGAAAGGCTCGCTGATATCACCACAGTAGGTTATGGTGCTGGTCACAAAAAGTGGTCCAAGCATGATACTTTCTTCTACTTTGGGACTCTGGTTGAAGAACCATGGTTCATCAAATTCCTCCCAGTCTATGGTCCTATTTGGCACGGAGATTCCGGCGGAGCGGTTTTACATGATGGAAAGCTCATAGGAATCATAGCATCTTATACTATACACATAAGCAATTCTGAAATTAAAATCATTGAATGTAACGCAACTAGCATTAGAATGTACAAGCATTGGATTGAGGAGGCTCTAAATGGACCATTGGAAAAATCAAACAAAGGAATGGGTTCAGAATAAGATTTATCTATTATCCACCCCAGTGGGGGCAGGCATTGGAATTGCCAGCCTGTTAACCGGAATGTTGATCGGCAGAATATTGCTATCCGTTGGTTAACCACATAAATACTGGTATGAAGTTAGCGGGTGTAGACTACAGCATGACATCCCCGGCAATTTGTGTCCACGACGGAGACAGTTGGGACATTACTAACTGCCGATTCTTCTATCTAAACAAAACCAAAAAACTGGCAAAGAAATTCCTAGACGGGATGATTTGTGGTAAATTGCATCCTGTCAATTTTGAGCATGAATGCGATAAGTATAACACTGTCATGGAATGGGCATCTAGGTATTTGTACCCAATGGATCATGTGGCAATTGAAGGATATGCCTATGGAGCAACAGGGAGAGTGTTTCAAATTGCCGAGAATACTGGTCTTCTGAAACATAAACTGTGGCAGTTAGATATACCATATTCGATTTATACTCCCACCCACATCAAGAAATTTGCCACTGATTATGGGTATGCTAAAAAACCAAAAATGTATGAAGCATGGATGAAGGAAACCAATCTGGATATCCATACTCTCATGACACCAAAAAGAAAAGAAGTAGGCAACCCGATAACCGATATCGTAGATGCCTACTTCATTTGCAAAAGACTCTTTTGCGATTTAAATGGTATTCCTTAGAATATCAGTTGTCTTCTGATTGATCTGTTTCCGGTGCTGGTGCTTCCGGTTGCTCTTCGGCTACTGGTTGAGGTGGTGATTCAGCCTCAGCAGGGGAAACATCCTGATCTGCAGGAAGGTTTCTGATTCTAGATGCCCAAATTCTGTTCTGGATATTACTCATGTGTTAGTCCCTCTGTCTAATAATATATGTGGTTTTCTCAATTTCTTTTTGATCTTAATCTTAGAAATGATTTCTTTTGTCAGGTCCGTGGTCATTTCGCTTGCGACCCCGTTCGGACCGAAAATCTTTTCTCTCTCCTCTGGAGTTAAGAAGTCCTTCATTTCTTCGATCAATTCGATGATCTCTTCCATCGCGGTTTCGGTCTTTCTTCCCTTTATCAGCATCGCAGTTATGATCCCGGCGGTTGCAAGGAACCCGATTATGAATACAATCAGACCGATGGTTGCGATCTCCTCTAGGTAGTATTGACTTGCCGCTGCAAACCCTATTGTCAGGATTCCTATCCCCAGTATGGTTGCACCCATTTTTCCGTTGACAAATAGAGCAAGAAACGCACCGCCCACTAGCATCACAAACCCCACTGCGAAGAATATGGTGATGTACGCGTACAGGTTTTCTATCGCATCCTTCCTTAGTTCTCTGTCGGATAGTTCGTATGCTTTTATTTCTTTCTCTAGACCCTCGATCATCCCGATCGCGCCACTTAGAGAGTCGTTTGCCTGTCTCAAATCTTCCAAGGCTTCGTCCACCCTCACCATCTCTAGTTCTGATTCGTGGACTTCTTCGATGATTCTCTCTGCTCTGGTCCCAATCCCGTCTATCAACGGATCTGGTGCGGGATCTGCTATCGCTATGTCGTTCAAGATCCCGTTTGCTTCCCCGTCTATCGTTTGCAGACTCCCAGCAATTGATCCGGTTGCCTCTGAGATTTCCGTTGTCTGTTCTATCTCTTCTCTCGCCGCATTCCCAACCAGAGAAGAAACGTCCACCCCCGACAGGTCGGTAGGAGTCTGAGTTGACTGACATCCTAGTAACGACAGACATATTATTAATGTTATCTTTTTCATTCATAACCTCCATGGGTAGGAAGGAACACACTACTAAAACAGAAATACTAAGCATTTTCTTTACCCTTCCTATTGTGTCTTAAACGACGATCATTATTTCTTCTTCTCAGATATGCTATGTCTCCAGTCTCTTCATCCTGAATGACAACCGGTTTTCTGGGATTCCTCAGGGAATACTTCTTTATAGCACTCCCGATTTTAGAATCTTCCTTGAAAGATTTGCTCCATCTGGCATTTCTTCTTCTAGGTGATTGTCTGAATGAGTTGAATTCATCCGATGAAACCTTGAACACTGGATGACCCTCTAGTTCATCTATCATTTTTTTATCCATCTGATGCTTATGAAACCTCATAGAGGTTTCTAAGCCTTCTTTGACGGGCTTTTCTTGTCTTCTTTGGATATCTCCAGTTTTTCCCATATGTTTGGGGTGGACACCAACTGTTTCTGAATCCATACCAGAAATGCCAGAAGTGTTTACTGCTGGTGCTTCTTCTTCAAAAACGGGTCGACCGTTGTATTTCTTTGCCAGAGACATTGCTTCTCCGGAAGCATCAACAACTTCGACTTTAAGACCGCTTTTCCTATGCTTAATGTTTGCTTTATGAAGAGCAGCAGCATAATCCATAGCGTCTTGTACAGTGGTGAACTCAATGAAAGTGGTATCGCCTTGGAGTTCTCCAGCCTCGTCTAGAGCATTTTCTTCTTTCTTCATTGCCATCTTTGTGGCAGTGGCATACATTACTCGCTTCCAGTCCTTACCATATCTCTTCTTAAAATCGTCTTCGTCTTTCTTCATCGACAGAACAATTTTTTCCCTTTTCTTTTCTTGAGCAGGGGTCATTTTGTCTTCTTTATCTTCACCAATTAAGTCAAAAGAAGGTGTCTCTATAGAAGATTCAACTCTTTTCTGGATATCTTTCTTAGACGGAAGTTTCATGTTGCTCCACCTCTTTAAGGTTAAAGGGGGTTAAAATACCAGATGCCATAGGGTATTTATTTCCGGTGGGCAGGTGAACCGCCTCATATATTCTTATTCCATAACCATCGCCTATGGATTCTGAACCGTCATAGCTGAACATATCCCCCATTTCCACATCATCAAACATCTCACAATAGTCAGTATCTTCTACAGTATATAATCCTCTTGAAGGAGTGTCTGAATACAGTATTGATTCCATGATCATAACATTTAGATCACAATCACATTTCTGCATTTTGTCGGCATGCTCTACTATGATAGACTCTACCGCGTGCACTTCTTCTTTTTGATAGTCAGGGGACATTTTTTGCTTTAAAAGCCAGAGGGCGACCGCAAAAGATCCAAGTCTAGACTTGAGTCCGGGTATTTTGTTCAGGAGTCTTTTAATGTTCCAAACTAATTCATGTACAGCACTGTAAGCCTTCTTTTCCTTATCGGTAAAGTCAGACTTCTTCTTTAGTGCTTTGCCTTTATCGTCTATTAGACCAAGTTTATAGGCTTCGGTTTCCTTGAAAGGTTTAACCAGCAACTTGATAAACTTGTAGGCTACAAATACGTTGAAAAGACTCATATTATATTTTCCTTAATACCTTTATTAAATCCCTGTCTAGGGGAATTCCTATCAGATCCACTTCCGTGATTTTAAACTCATCATCACCTTCAGGGCAACAGTTCAAGAACACAATGAAGGTTTTTAGCATTTTGTAGTCACTCTTATCAATCCTGAAAAACAAAAGTCTGGTGGCAGGAACTATTCCGAATACATTGTAAAGGACTATTAGGTGATTAAGTATTAGTCTTTCTTTTAACTCTTTGGTAGTAGAATACCTTCTAAAAAGTCTTTTTATGTACTTGATCCTGTTCAAATCCTCATGGAATTCTTCTATTCCCACACATTGAGGATTATCGTATTCCTTCATTGCGTACATAACATAGTTTTTATCATTCAATATACCAAAATTCATAACAACGTTTCTTTATCAGACTTCTTCGATATCTAATTCCTCTTCATCTTGCATTTCACTAGGAATTATGGCAGCACTTACACGATACAGATAATTTTCTTCTTTAGTTACCATGACGTGCAAATCCATGCCGTGACCAACTTTATGCTCTATCCCATCGTCATCAATGAATCCGTCTTCTGGTGTCATTCCTTTTCTTCCACCATACTGCTTCAAAGGGAATCTATGCTCACCTTCTGCAATATCGGAAACGTAATCAAAAGACAAAGCAGCATGGGCTAACACGTTATCTCTAACATCAATCATGACTGCCTCCGGGTCCATTGAAGGATTCCTAGTGACATGTGCTATTGCTGCATTCAGTCTATCGACAATCCTAGGATTTTCTATTGCAAGCAAATTGTGCTTGCCACCCACATCCGAAGCGGAAGGTCTGTTCGCTCCGGGAACGATGAAAGATGTGCTTGCACCATTCTCGTTCAGTTGTTTTTTTAGATCTTTAAATGATTTCATTTGAGTCCCCCTTAAGGCTCCTTTCGAAGTTTTCGTTAATGTCTACAATGTTCGTGACATAAGACCTATTAACGTCAACCATGTATCCTTGCTTACTTAAAAAATCCTTGCTTAGTAACACCTTGCAGTCACTGCTATTTCTATCTGCTAAAGAATATAGAACTTTGCCCAGATCCTTACCGTAAAATTCGGTGTCTAGAGCGACTACCGGGCGTTTTTCTATAACATCGCTACCAATATTTATTTTGATGAAGTCCACAATTTTCTCTTTGTGTCTTTCCCCGTTGCTAAGGAAAGAGACAGTCTTACCATTTATTTTTACATCGTTGGCATCAATGGCATTTATACCATAATTGCCTGTGTCTGATTTTGCCTTCATTTTACCAAATGGCTTAACATTTATGGGTTCTTCGATACCAATCACATTGGATCTTCTCCTCCAGTTAGATTTCTCGGAGAAGTACTTTAAGATGCTTTCTATGACACCACCACCGCCAATTACTTCTCCGGTTTCTTGATCAGTGTAGGATTCGGCACTAAATCCGGGAGAACCATTTACCTCAAGCACCATCGGTTTACCATTTCTAACCAAGTGATCTACACCGGCAACATCACAACCAGATATTTTAAATGCTCTCTTGATTATCTTTTCTTCTTCTTTGGATAACTTATAGTCCTCAGAGTCATTCCCCAAAGATTTGTTGGTTCTAAAGTCCTTGTCGCCTTTTAGTCTCTTCATAGAAGCAACAATTTCTCCGTGTACCACTACTGACCGGACATCGAAATCTGATACAATATATTCTTGAATAATAAGTTCGGCTTCGTGCTTCCATAGAGACTGTAAGACACTCTTAAGAGACTGATAGGAGTCAACAATGGAAACACCGATACCCTCAGCACCAGAAATTGTCTTAATTACGACCGGGAATTTCCCTCCGACTTTCTTTAATGCCAAATCGATTGAATCAACAGAAGACAATAGAGCCGTCTTGGGGGAGTTGATTTTATGCTTTTCTAAAGATAAGGCGGTAGTGAATTTGTTTCGACAAAATTCCATGGAGTTGATATCGTTTACGCAGTAGACACCATATTCTTGAAGAGTTCTGAGAATACCCATACCTGCTTCACTAAGCATCACTGAACCCCTAACCAGACATACCGTGTTGTCCGGATGGAATTTGATTTTTGAGTCATTGTCGTAGTAGTTATGAATTACGACCGTTTTCTCGTTCATGTCCTGCGTGGCAACATAAGCATCCTGAACCGATACGGGATATATTGGAATATCCATTTCTGATGCTTTTTCCATTATTGCCTGTGTGGTGGTACTATAATCACCATCCGTGGGTTTAGTAGTCAATATGAGAAAGGTGGGTCTTGTTGAAACCTGCTCATATAGATTATAATTTTCCAAGATGTCTTGGGGTGCATAGTTGAATATTTCTCTCTCAACCATAAACTTGGAAGCATTATCAGGAAGGACTTCTAAAACCTTGTCCCACACTTCTCTTACACCCATTCTCTTTCTAAGAAGATCAAATATCTTTTTGACATCTCTCTCCTTAGCACCAGAAGGGGAGGCTGAGAGGAAAGAGTCGAAATCATTTTCAAAGGCAAGAGATCTCATCATAGTACCAGAAACTCCTGCCACACCAGAGGAATCCGGATCTCTTTGACCAGCACTGACCACTTCAAAATTGGAAAAGTAAAAAGCCTTACTTTCATCCGGGTGGTTTATATACTTTTCCATGCTCTTTTTTATTTCTTTCACTCTGTCGCTGCCCACCACCAAGGTTACGTCCTTGTAACCCATGTCCGACAGTTTTTTGGCGACAAAGAAAGGATTTTTCAGTTTCTTATCGCCAACAATTTCTACCTTTCTAAAAGACTTAGCCATATAATTGGTTTTATCTTTTAGCGGTAGGGGGTTTTTATTTTTATCTTCTGATGGACTTAAATACACGACACCTTTAGCACCAGCCTTGGCGGCAATGTCCTTAACTTTATTTACTAGTAGTTCGTGACCAATCGTTGGTGGTTGGAACCTTCCAAAAGTAAATACTATCTTTTTTCTTGGACTTACCTTAGGTGCTTCGTTTATGCGGGATTTGAAGTCTTCGAATTTAATCTCTAGCCTCAGCTTTTATTCCAAGGGAGATAACCCTTAACCCAACCCCATAAAGGTGCACCGACAACAGTGCCTGCAATAAACATCAAAACGCTCCACCAAACTGTACCCAAAAAACCTTCCATAACTGTTCTCCCTCTATCCTTTCACCCAATTTTTGGATGCGGTAAAATTGATTCTACTAAATTCTAGCCTATCGACTAGTTTAACTGCTTTATCTTCTATAGTATCTATAGCAACAAAACCCTCAGGTGAAGTTACTCTATAGCCTTTATCTGTCCTTACAAATGACTTTATCCCCTCCACATGCTTTATCTGATTCAAGAGAACATTCTTGACCGTTATCAGGGAGTCTCTAACTGAGAAGGCACGGTCTAGGAGATCTGAGAATTGGTCTATTTCCCCAAGGAGGGCATTCATGACCCCCGTCTTCCTCTCTTTTCCTCTATCGGACCCCAATTTGCCTATCTTATCTTCGAATCTTCCCTTAACAAATGCAGCAAATGATCGGGAGTCCCCTCCCAAAGAGCCTTCTCTTACATTTTTGTTGATATACATTTTTAGCAGTGGAAGTACTACTTTATCCGCAGATATTTTATTTAAGAATCTAGAAATGCCTTTTGCCTTCGATCGCACGGCAAATAGGGTAGACAATATCTTATCCGTGGCAGAAGGGTCCATGCTTATGGTGGAATCCATCCTGAAATCGGCATCCATAAAAAATACATCTTTCGATTTCTTATATCTAGAAACGTTCACACCAAAACTAGCAGACATGGTGCTAATACTTCTACCTTTGTAACTCGTATGGAATACTATCCCGATCTTAGAGCCTAATATTCTTCTTGCTAGTTGAGAGTCAGTAGGCACAGCATAAGTTATGGTATTGGGGGTAAAGGTAACGAATTTTTCACCTTTTAAGTTCGAAGTAGAAAGGTCAGATTTAGTGAAGAGGAGATCACCCTGAACCACACCCTTTATCCCTAGTTTGGGTAGATGTTTTAGGGCGATCTGCAATTTTTCTGCTAAACCGGGACTATCTCCATGGTTTCTTCTAATATCTGCTGATGTATAATTTATTTTGGGGGTCTTATTGAAGATGGATTTAGTGCCTACAAAGAACTTACCATTTTCCGGGTTAGTTCCACAAAATATAGCAGGTGCACCGTCCCATTTGACAGTCATCGAATAGTTGTCTGTTCCATGTCCACCCAGAAGCTCCGCTATGCCTTCTAAGAAATTAATGGCATTATCAACACCAGCATAACCTAAGTTGAAGATTTGGTCCTCTACATGTTCCAGATGGACATTTTTATCTTCCGTTAAGTGGTGTTGATCAGGTGATATCATGATTCGATATATTCTTTAAACTTCGGTCCCAGTTCGATATAGGTTCTCATTCTCAATTTTCTCATGCCTTCTCTGTTAGCACTGCCCACGTCGACTCTTACTCTAACATCGATTACTGGGTTCCCTTCGGCAACCAGCCTGACCACAGGAGAATTACCAGTTGCTTTGATTTGCCAAAACAGATCGTTATTTCTCTGTGCAGCATCTAACTTCTTTTTAAAGTCAGATCTAAACTGTCTCCCGATTACGAATGAACCAGAGACTACTTCGAGGTCTTCCTCTGAACCCTTCATTGCCTTCGTTACGCCGTTTACTAAGGCATCAACATTTATTTTTTTGGGCATTCGGCTAATCATTTCTTTTACCGCATCAAATAGTATAGGCTGATCATGACCAATGTAGTTGGGATCATCCCTGCCCGTGTAAAGACCAACCAGTTTGGGGATTGCTTTCTCTACAGATTTTAAATTTCTTCTTATATCAACACCAAGTGAAATCCAAGCATCTTTGAGTTGCTGCAAAATATCTGCACCAGAAAACTGCCCCATTTGGCGAGATCCATATTTTAGGGAAATCTTTTGTGCTACTTTACCGTTGACTATGATGTTAACATCAGACTTAGTACCCTTTTGGTCTGTAGTGCCAGCAGGCTGAATATCAACATCGTCTGGTTTCATATTTGTTATTACTGTGTAAGATAGTTTGCTGATCCGATATTTTCTGTTTTCAACCGCTTTTATTGCGGCTGATATCATTTTTTCAACATCTGCTGATCTTCTGTTCTTTTTATTTCTAAGATAATTCATTGAAGGAGCAGGTATGGCGGCAGTAGACAAAGTTATCTGATCCATCTGGGCATCCCCCTCGGGAACCTGCCATGTTTGATTGCCTCTAAAATATTCATCCATGACACCATAGACAGACTTTGGTGTGACCTTCATTTCAGAACCATCATCGTGCCGGTCAGCAAACTTAGATACGCACGCAGCAGCAAAGACGAATTCAAAAACGTCCCCCATGTTGGGTCTTGCCTGCTCCGTGATGTATTTCTTAAACGACTTCATGAGTCAGAAGAGGAATTAGGCGAATTATCGCTTATTGCCTTAGAATAGTGCGCCATCATATCTTCATCGCTCGCCTCCCCCCGTACCTCTTTGGCATCAGGGAATTTAATTGGTTCGTTTTCTTTAACGACCTTTAAAATAGCGTCATCAAGATTCTTCAACTTTTCTCTCTCTGATTTATCGGGACCAAACATGGAACTAAACCTCTCTTTATAAATACTTGTGGAAACACCTCTAGATATTTATAAGAAAGGGCTATGATGGTCAACGAAGCACTAGTGCTCGTTATGCTAGTTTTGATATATTTAATAATGGACGAAAAGTATCCCGACTAGTCACATATCTTTCCAATAGACTCTTTTCTCTTGGTCTTTTGAATTGATGCGTCTAGCAATCGATTTCAGCGTCCTATTCTTGAGTGCATGGTCTGTTCCAACTGTGCGAGTGTTCATGATGATGATTTTAAGATTACCATCTCTCTTGATTTTTAAAACATCACTATCGTCCAAATCTACGAAATTCATGATACCCTTCGCATAGTCTCCATTGTATTTTTGTCCAGTCATTCCGAAGATGACTTCATCGTGTAGTCCATGATCACCATCCCACGCCCACATTTTACCCTTGCTATCTACGGTGAACCTAACATCGCCACGTTTTGCCTTTTTCAAAAAGGCAACTAATTCTCTCTCGGTAGGATTTTCAAGCCCACGAAATTCACTCCAGCCTGCTCCTCTATATGGAAAAGTTGCAGATATTTTTGTGGGTTTTTCTGTGAGGTATTCCTCTTTGAGCCACCTTGCTACTTCTTTCTCACCCCTATACATCTTGTCCTTGGCACGGGATGTCGTAGTAAGGTCGTAATGATCGATGTAAATCTTGAGATCTAGATTGCCTCTGGAGTAGTAGATGTCATCGATCGCTTTTTTCTGCTTGCGGTTGATGAGTTTGCTATCTGCTTCAAGATCGATAACACGCTTACGGTTCTTTACCCGAATCCAGCCTTTCTCCATGGGTGTATCAAAGACATCATCTCTGTCCCTAGGTTCACGACCAAATAGTCTCTTGAAGTTTATACTAATCCAATCAAAATGGACATAACGGCTGCCCATATCATGAACTTCACCTTTCGGATCGATCCATAGGGTATGTCCATACTTAGTTGCGACTGCTTCCCTGAACTGTGCCATCGTCTTGCCAATTGCGGTCCTGCTTCCCGGAATCCTCTTGGTCTTGATGTACTTGTTCCAGTCATATTTGTTGGATATAAACTCACCACCAAATTCGAACCAGTTCTCATCGGAACTCCAGAGCGAGTCTCCATATTTCTTGTCTAGGGCAACAGATATTTTGTGTAGATCTTTTGCCTTTGCATCGGAATCCCAGTCGCTAATGCTGTTCATACCGTTATCAAGGACTATTGGATACCACCCTTTATCGTAAAGGTACTCTTGGAAGACACGCATTCTGTCCACTTTTCCATCTTTTACATTTTGAAAAGCCCTCTTCCCTACAACACCATCTGTGGCATCCATGATCGCGTCAATCACATCA